GTACCTGAACCAATATTGATACTATTATTTTGTGTTGTAATTTGTCCAGATGTAATTGAAGTGGCAATAATTGTACCATATATTGTACCTGAACCAGAATTAATTATATTATTTTGAGTTGTTATTGTTGTTGAAGTTATTGAACTAAATTGACCATAAATTATACCTGAACCAACATTAATTGTATTATTTTGAGTAGTAATTTGTCCAGATGTAATACCTGTTGCAACAAGTGAACCGTATATTGTACCACTTCCAACATTAAGAGTATTGTTTTGAGTAGTAATTTGTCCAGATGTAATTGTTGTTGCAACAAGTGAACCATATAGTGTACCCGAACCAACATTAATTGTATTATTTTGAGTTGTAATTTGACCAGATGTAATTGTTGTAGCAATCACTGTACCATATAGTGTACCTGAACCAACATTAATCATATTATTTTGAGTAGTAATTTGTCCAGATGTTATTGTATTCGCAATAATTGTACCATATACTGTACCTGAACCAACATTGAGCGTATTATTTTGAGTAGTAATTTGTCCAGATGTAATTGCTGTAGCAACAAGTGTAGCATATACTGTACCCGAACCAACATTCAATGTATTATTTTGAGTTGTAATCTGTCCAGATGTAATTGTTGTAGCAATCACTGTACCATATAGTGTACCTGAACCAACATTAATCGTATTATTTTGTGTTGTTATTTGTCCAGATGTTATTGTGGTAGCAATAATTGTAGCATACAGTGTACCACTTCCAGCATTTATCGTATTATTTTGAGTTGTGATCTGTCCAGATGTTATTGTATTCGCATTCACTGTGGCATAAATAGTTCCTGAACCAATATTGAGTGTATTATTCTGTGTAGTAATTTGTCCAGATGTAATTGCGGTAGCAACAACTGTAGCATATACTGTACCTGAACCAATATTGAGTGTATTATTTTGAGTTGTAATTTGTCCAGATGTAATTGCGGTAGCAACAACTGTAGCATATACTGTACCTGAACCAACATTGAGCGTATTATTTTGAGTTGTAATTTGCCCAGACGTAATTATTGTTGCAATAAGTGTACCATATATTGTTCCACTTCCAACATTGAGAGTACTGTTTTGAGTTGTAATCTGTCCAGATGTAATTGTAGTAGCAACAAATGTAGCATATATTGTACCTGACCCAGCATTTATCGTATTATTTTGAGTAGTAATTTGTCCAGATGTAATTGTATTGGCATTCACTGTACCATATATTATTCCTGAACCTATATTGAGAGTATTATTTTGTGTCGTTATTGTTGTTGAAGTTATTGAACTAAATTGACCATAAATTATTCCTGAACCAGCATTAATTATGTTATTCTGTGTAGTAATTTGCCCAGATGTTATTGTTCTTGCAACAAGTATACCATATATTGTACCTGAACCAACATTGAGCGTATTATTTTGAGTTGTTATTTGTCCAGATGTTATTGTGGTTGCAACAAGTGTACCTGAACCAATATTAATTGTGTTATTTTGAGTTGTGATCTGTCCAGATGTTATTTGCCCCACATATAATGAGCCTGAACCAACATTGAGCGTATTATTTTGAGTTGTTATTTGTCCAGATGTAATTTGACTAGATGTTATTTGTCCAACGTATAATGCTCCTGAACCAATATTTACTATATTATTTTGAGTAGTAATAGTTGTAGCAGTTATTGAACTAAATTGTCCATAAATTATTCCAGAACCAGCATTTATAATATTATTTTGTGTAGTAATAGTTGTTGACGTTATTGAACTGAATTGACCATAAATTATACCAGACCCAGCATTAATTATATTATTTTGTGTTGTAATCGTTCCGCTTGTAATTAAATTAGCAACAATACTACCATAAATTGTACCTGAGCCTGCATTTATTAAATTATTTTGAGTTAGAATATATCCCCTTGTTTTTAAATTGCTCGTAAATACATTTCCAGCATTTATAGTTCCATTTGAACCAACATCTATAGTTGTATTTGTTCCACTGGAAGAACTATTAAATAAACTTCCTGTAAAATAAATATTTGATACATTTAAATTACATGTTATATTTACAGTTCCCCATACATCAAGATTATAATTAGGAGTAGCTGTATTAATACCCACATTACAATTTATAATTGTCAAAACAGGTGTAGTATTACTGTTATAATTATAAAAATTTACAATTGGTTTCATTGCAAAATCTCCAGCTTGATTACTGTTTTGAATTACTACTAAAGCTGGATTTGCACCAATAGTATTATTAATTATAAAATTTGAAGTTACAGCGAGATAAGAATAACTAAAAATATTCGAATATGAACGTAATGTATTATAAACAACTAAATTACTAGTGTACATCAATTGTGAAATAATATTACTTGCATTTACTTGTCCATATAAAGTTCCAGAACCAATATTAATTGTATTATTTTGAGTTGTAATTTGCCCAGCTGTTATACCGTTAGCTATGACTGTTCCGTAAATAGTTCCAGAACCAATATTAATTGTATTATTTTGAGTTGTAATACTCCCTATAGTTAAGAAATTTGAACTCGCATTTACTGAAGCATTAATAAATACAGGGCCATTTAAGTATACATTACTTAATGCAGTTAAATTTGAATTAACAATTATAGATTGTGTATTAATAGTATTAATAGTTAATCCATTTGAACTACTTACATTTATTGGGCCATTTAAATTAATTGGACCATTTAATGATATATTTCCAAACATACTTATATTTGCTAAATCAGTTATTGAATTACTATAACCAGCTGCAATATTTGAAGTATTTATATATAATATCTGGTCGATTATATTATAATCCATATTAGACCAATTTAAAAAAGCAGATGTGGTATTGTTTAATAATAAACCAATCGCATTATTTCTATAGGCACTCATTGCACACTACTAATAATTGACATAATATAAATCAAATCATTACGATTGTGAAATATGTGTATAGTAATTATATTATTTAAAGTATATTATAGTAGTAACTAGCACTAATAGTAAAATATCATAATGTCTAAATATATAGTTAAAACGATTATCATAGATTCAATATTTCGAAACAAAAAGACATATCCTTTAGCAAACGATTTTGTATTATATATTGGAGATACACTTAAAAATGTTATTGCTGTTCGAATGATTAAAAGCGAATTTACACAACCAATTAATAATACCAGTTATTTTGTTTTAAATCAAGTTGCAACAGCACTACAAACACAAGTAGCTAATAGTGCATATTTATATTTAAATAATTATGATAATTTTATGGTAAGCGATGGAACTAGTGCAGATAATGCTTCTAATAATACTTTTTTTGGTCGTGTTGTTCCTGGTGTAGATATATATCAAATACTATCAGGCTATCCATTAGATGATCCATACACATATATTTTTAATCCACCACAAGCAAAATTAAATAGATTTCATATAAGATTATTAAATGCTGATAGAACTCTATACACTTTACAAACTCCGGAAGCGACTGCAAGTATAGTTATTACATTAGCAGTATATTGTCAAAATGATTCTCTACCAAGTATGGAAGAAAGACATCATAATACAATTCCAATTGATTTTAGAAGTATACGCGATGAATATACAAATACGAATAAAATACCTTCTAGTATTCAAATACAAAAAACACCTCATAGAAGAGAGATAACTGGCTCAAATAGAAAAAAAAATGATACTAAAGTAGCAAAAGAAGATGAAAAAAATTTAAATCAATGGTTTGATAATTTTGTTATTCAACAGAACAAAAAAGATAGACGTAGTATTAGTTAATTTAATTACAAAATTTAACAATTCTGCATTTTTTTAAATTTTTATTTTTTAAAATTACTTCTTTGCCATCGAAGAATACGTAGTCTTTACCGACGTTGTCTCATCTGTGATAGAAACCTTTTCCATTTCATTGGACATAGTATCGGTAGATATTTCCATTTCAGTAGAATACTTGGTGTTATTCTTCGTACGACGATGATACTTAGTCGGTCCCCAGATTGCCTCGATAACATTAATATTACCACCCGGCCACCACATAGCAAGCTCCATTCCCTCACCAAGATCCTTCTCATATTGGCTCAACATCTCTTTGAACTCAGTTGTACGAATGGCTTCAAATATGCGATACGCTTTGCCATTCTCTACCGTAGGTTTCTGGTACTTAGGAGTGCGAATAACCTCATTATTCTCATCGATAAAAAAATACTCCGCATAAGTATACTCGAGAATGTTGGCTGAATTGTATCCCTTTTCCGAGCGAATATTCATCTTATCTTCAGCATCATTCTTCATATAATTAAAAAACGTCGTAATATCAGCCTTCTTCTCCGCAAAATTGGTTGTAGAAGAATTGAAAGTAGTGCGAATCTCAGCAGACTTAGCACGAAGCTTCTCAGCAAGGCTGGCCATTTTTATTTTGAAGTTGAATTTAATAATAGTTGGTATATACACTTTTACTTTAGTAAAAAATCAATTTTTAGTTTTTTTTTGATATTTTTAAAACATTTTGATTTTATTTATCATTATTATTATTGACATATTCATCAATACTGTTTCGTAATTCAGCTGATAACTTATATACGTTTTTCCACGATGACTTGTATAATATTGGATTATCATTTTTATCGATTAAATTATTTTTTTGAATAGTCATACTAATAGTTTTTATTTTTTCTTGAATAATTCGAAATTTATTTATGTTTTCATTAATTCTAATAGGATGATTTGTAAGAATCATACAATTCATTTTACTTTGTTGGTTCAGTTAAAAACAACCATTCTTTTTCAATTTTTATATATATTATGGGTAAGAGTGTATGAATAAAAATATAAAAGAATATATTTATTGGATAGCATTTATATGTTATATAGCACCTTGCTTAATCTATCTTTCAAAAATTTTCTATTATATTGAAAATAAAGACATTTTTCAATTAGTTAATTATAGTATTTTAGCATGTGCATTTTTAGCATTTTCTGTACATACATTTTTACTTGCATTAGATGCTAAAAATGAACCTGAAACTACTGAATCTTTATATAAATCACCTGCTCGATTAGGTTATGGTTTAATGGTATTAGATTTCTTAATTATATTTGTTTCAGCATATTTTAATAATGAAAGCATTTATATACGAAGTATAATTGGAATAATTGGATACATCTGTTTATCATTAAAAATAAATTATGGTATATTTTTACTCATAGCATATTATTTTCTAAGTATTTTAGTTGTGTTTAGAATTAGTTTTAATGATATTATATATGGTATTTCAAAAGCGGGGCTACTATTATATTTTGGCTTATATGCTTATATATATATTAAAAATACCGCCTACAATTAAAAACCAGCCATGCGTATTAATTATTCACTTAAATAGTATTCTTATATTATAAATGCCAAAAAAAATAGGTCTTTCTCCTCGTGTACTCATTCCTGCAGCAAATGAACAATATGTTTCAAGTTGTTCTGGACCACCACCCATGACACCACCTCTTTCATTAGAATTACCTTTTAAACCATTAATAACTACAATAAATAATGATGATGAAAAAAAACCTAATAGTATTTTACTTTATATATTAACTGGCCTTGCATTTTTAGGAAGTACAGTATTTTTACATAATAGAACACGTAAAATTATTATATAAATACATTAATTAATAAAATTACGCTCTTTTATTTTTTTTTTCATAAGAATAGTAACATTATCTGTAATATTTATATGTTCAAGTGATTTTTTTAAATTTGCATTTATATCACTTACATCACTGAATGCCTCTTTATAATCAGTCATTTCAAAATATGTGTAATTTGTTAGTTTTTCTGGAATTTTATCTACAGTCATACGAAGTTCATTATATTCTGAAAGGTCTTTGGGTTCAGTATATATAATTACCTCTTTTTGTTCTTTTTTAATAGTGTCATCATATAAAACATTGTCGGGATTATATTTATTATTGGCGGTTACTGTTGATTCTTGCATATCCGCACCATAGCCATGCAGTATAGATGATGGTATAAAATCTTCAGAATTTACTTTATTAAGTTTATTAATCCATTTATGTATAAGTTCATGTTCAACATATTCCCATAGTTTTTCATTTGAAATTATAAGTTGTTCGTTTCTTATATATGAATTATGTATATCACTATACATAATTGAATAAATGTAGTCTTTATTATTAAAATGATTTAGATTGTGTGAATATTGAGCAAGTATTTTATCATAGAGTTGTGTAAATTTATCGAACTCAAATCCAATTGATTCTGCAAGAATAGTTGTAAGTGGAGAAGGTTTTGATTCATCTTGTTGTTTTATAAAATCATCAAAATTCTTTTGAATTGATTCATAATCTTTGAAAGGGTTTGTTTCTACTAGAGTAATTTGTTCACGAATCCAATTGTAAGCTGTCTTTAATATATGCATTTCGGTAGGAGAACCACCTTTATCAGGATGCATTAGCAAAGCGAGAGAATAATATGATTTTTTTACATCATTTAAGCTACAATTTGGACTAACTCCAAGAAAATCATAAGGATCTAAATGAATATTAGACATACTATAAAAAAATAAAAGGGCTTTAAATGGCTTTATTCTTTAAAATAAAAATTTATTTTGAGAATGGCTTATTACATTACATCGTGATTAATATCTATAAAAAATACTTCATTAATAATATATCAATTAATGCACTGGAGTAAAATTGCCTACTGGTGCATTCATTGGCGAACGAACTGGGGTAAAATTACCTACTTGTGCATTCATTGGTGAACGAACTGGGGTAAAATTAGCTGATTTTTTTATATAAGTTGTTGAACCATTACTTCTTACTGGTCGAGAACCAATGAGTGATGATTTTAATACACATTGACCCATAGAAGACCCGGGTGCTTTATTATAAACATAGCCTATACAAGTTGGTTCATTATCACATGCGGTATTACAATCTAATATATTATTTGTATTAAATGATTTTATTGTTGCTTCAGGATATCTAGTATTTGAAGGACCATATTGAATGTATCTTTCTAGAGAAAATGGTGCACTCATTGGCGAACGAACTGGGGGTAAAGTTATTTACTGGTGCATTTATTGGAGTAAAGGTACCTGTAGATGTTCTTATATATGTCATTGACCCTTCTGTATATACAGGATTAGATCCAACTAATGATGATTTTAATACACATTGACCCATAGAAGACCAGGGTGCTTTATTATAAACATAGCCTATACAAGTTGGTTCATTATCACATGCGGTATTACAATCTAATATATTATTTGTATTAAATGATTTTATTGTTGCTTCAGGATATCTAGTATTTGGGGAATCAAAATGAATATATGTATGTGGAGCAACTGGTGCATTCATTGGTGAACAAACTGGGGTAAAGTTGCCTGATGGTGCATTAGCTGGTGTAAATTTACTTAGTGATAGTTGTGAATTAACTGGTGAATAATTAATAATTAATGGATGGTGAATGACTTGGAGGTAAATGTGGTTGAACTGAAGTTATATTTATTGGAGAATTTGTAGGTGATAATTTACTAGGTGAATAATATGTACGTAATACACTTGATGAAGGGCTATTTATAGGAAAATGACGAGTTATATGAGAAACTGTTGATAATTGACTTTTTTACTTTGTACAGAAGGAGAGTATATAGATTTTATAGGAGCTGGTGAAATTTGTGTAGAAGGAGATTGTATAGGAGCTAGTAAATTTGTATTATTATTAGAAACAGTACTTGGTGATATACCAGGTGATGAATATAATAATTGATTTCCTTGTTTAGGTGTTAAATATTGAACATTTAGTAAATTCCCTTGTGTATTGCCTTGTGTATTGCCTTGTGTATTGCCTTGTGTATTGCCTTATGTATTCCCTTGTGTATATTGTTGATTTATAGGATTATTTTGATTATTAGCATGTGATGTAATATATCCTGAACCATATGGTGTTAATATTTGAATATGAGAATTTTTATCAAAAGTATTTTGAATATATTGTTGTTTAGGTAAATTATAGACATTTTGAGTAATATATATATATATATTTATTACCATCTGTATCTGTATCTGTATCTGTATCTGTATCTGTAAATGTATTTACAGTAGATTTCTTATTTCCAATAATTTTAATATCATCATTCAAAGATATAAATGTTTGATATGTAGATGGTGATGCCATAATTGAATTTAAATTATCTATATCATAAATTGATCTTCGCGGTGCAGATGGTGTTATGATTGTGGAAGATATTTGAGATGGTATAGGTCTTACTGATGATTGTAATGGTGTAACTATTTGAGATGGTTCTGGTACTTGATTCTGCACAATTGATGGTGTTGTAATTGACTGTTGTGATTGTAATATTAAAATACTTTTATTTTGCGATACTGTATATGTTGAAGGAGTCGCAGTACTTACAAATGTTAAACTGTGATTGATTGGTTCATATAATGGACTATACAAATCATCACCATTTGGGTCTCATGCATATAAATTAGTAGAAGGACTATTCATTTGTATAATTGTATTATCTAAATATTGAGGTAAAATATTACCAGATATAGAATATATAAGTTTATTTGGGTTATTCTTTTGTGAATCCATTAAACATATATAAGATTTTCTATTTTAATAAAACTAATTTAATGGAAAATTTAGAACTAAAATTAAAAGAACCAGTATTAAATTTACGTGAAATATATACATCATTACATAAAGTTCTAAATACTTTTGATATACGTTTTGATATTGATAGATTTATTAATATAATACATGTAATATTAGCTATTCCTGTAAAACTAGAAATTTGGGATGCTATTTATGAATTATTTGATAGTGCCTTATTAGGATATATAACATATGATTCCGATAATGATTTATATTGGGCAAAATGGGTATATAATAAACTTATTTGGAGAAAAATAATTATAGAAAAAGAATCACCTACTATTGATTATATTCATGAAATTGAAACACTTAGTAAAACAAATAAAACGGTACAAGCTTTATATACAATGCGATTACTTTTTGCTACAAATTCTTATGAATCAGAAATAGATATATTTAAAGAAAGAACACGATTACAAAGAACACTTATTTTATTAAATTCAACAATTGATCATTGGATAGATGATATATTACTTGAACCACTTTTTTATAATCCTATTTTTTCAAAAATAGCTGCATATAATTTAACATATCATAATTTTAACAATGCATTTATATTATATGAACATGGAAAATTTTATTCACACATGTTAAATAAATTATATAAAAATTATGGAGGAATAAATCATCTTAAAAAATCTATAATTGAATTTAAAAATACGCGTAAAAAAATTGGCTTTGTATCACAATTCTTATATCAACATTCTGTTGGAAAAGTTAGTATTGGAATAATTGAACAATTATACAAAAGAAATGAATTTGAAATACATGTATTTGCAAATTATCCACGTAAAAATGATCCATATAGCGCTATTTTATATTCAAATTGTCATAAATATCATTCATTTTCAAAAGAAGGTCAACTTGACTGGATTCATAAAATACAAAATGAACATATTGATATTCTCATCTTTTTAGATCCAATAATGGATATAACAATGTATATTTTAGCATGTTTTAGAATTGTACCTATACAAATAGCAACATGTGGACATCCAGAAACATCTGGATTAAAATCAATTGATTATTTTATATCATCGAGTGTATTTGAAAAATGCGTTGATGTAAATTATATTGAAGATTTAATATTATTTGATAGTTTGAATATGTATTATTATGATCCAAATAAATTTTTAAATTTTAATATTTATGATGTATTACAAAAAACAAATAAATTAACATTAAGAAAAAACTTTCATTTTCCAGATACTCATATATATGCAATCAGTTGTCCATGTCTTAAAATATCTCCTCAATTTGAAAAAATTATACATAAAATTTTATTAGATGATCCAGCAGGTATATTAATTATGACTCAAGATATTAATCCGTTTTATTTTAAAAAAATTATTCAAAGATTTAATAAAAATATGTTACCTGATATTTGTAATAGAATTTACACCGTACCTTTTATTACTGATGCACAAACTTTTTATAAATTTATTTACTCTGCTGATGTTATTCTCGACCCACATCCATTTGGAGGATTAATTAGTACCATCGATATATTTAGTTGCGGAAGAACAATTATAACATTTCCTAGTGAAAAATTATATGGCCGTTTTACATCTGGTGCGTATAATTATATGAGTTTATCTCAAAAAACAAAAGATTATTTAATTGCAGAAAGTATAAATGATTATGTTAAAAAAGCAATCCACATTGCAACAGATACTATATTACGCGAGTTTATTGAAAAAGAAATAAGAGATAATTTACCAAAATTATTTGAAGATACAAAAACAATTGATAATTGGACAACTTTTTTACATTCATTAGAATAAACAAAACACGATGATATTATGTTCTGTTTATGTTTTTTATTTTTTAATTTAAGCCTTCTCAGCCTTCTGCTTGTTCCACAGCTCTGCAGCCAGTTTCATTAGGTCGCGCTGAGACTTCTTATTATCGCCGAGAGCCTCATTCTCCTTCTTTAGCTGGGGCATAGCCTCCTTAACAAAGATATTGTATGCTGAAGGAGCACGCTTCTTCTCCTTAGGCTTGGCCTCCTCCTCGTCACTCTCAGTGACAACCACCTTCTTTGCCTTAGGCTGCTTCTTCTCCTTAGGCTTGGCCTCCTCCTCGTCACTCTCAGTGACAACCACCTTCTTTGCCTTCGGCTGCTTCTTTGCCTTCGACTTGGGAACGTCAGCGTCAGCATCAGTTGTCGTTGTGACAGTATCAACCTCCTCCTTCTTCTCGGTGGCAACCTTCAGGTTAATTGCCTCCGCATCATCCTGCGTATTTCCCGCAGTCTGGGGCTGAGTCTCCGGAATATTCTCAGTCTTCACCGCAGCAGTCTTCTTTCCACGAGCCATTTGATTAATTGAAAGTTTTGAGTTTTGAGTGTTGAGTGTTGATTGCTTGTATTGCTTGTAATAATTAGTTTAATTGCAAAATCAATTTTTATAATAATTCGACATTTTTAGAACAAATTTGGAAAAATCTTATATTATTAATAGTGTGATGTCAAAAGTAATTGTTATATATTCTTATTATCAAAAAAATGATGAGTATGTTAAAAATCTTGAATTTTTTATTAAAAATGGTATACACGATGATATTGATTACCTATTTTGTATAAATGGTCATGAATGTTCTGTAGATATACCATCTCAATCAAATATTAGAGTACTTAAAAGAGACAATATTAATTATGATTTTGGTGCATATTCTGGTGCATTAAAAAATATTAATATAAATATATATGATTATTTCTTCTTTATTAATACATCAGTACGTGGACCATTTATACCTGAAAAAGACCGTTTAAAAATTAAATGGACTCAACCTTTTATTAAATTATTTACAAAAGATGTTAAACTTGTTGGAACAAGTATTAATATATTAAATGCAACAGATCCAGAAATTATAAAATCAATGTCATTAAATTTACTTATTGATAAAGGATATCGAGCACCATTTATTCATGTACAAAGTCAAGTTTTTGTACTTAATAAAGAATCACTTCATTTCTTAATTGTTAAAAATTTTTTTAACCAATCTCATGAAGAAGATTTTATTAAGTTTATTGCATTACGTGAAGTATTAATGAGTCAACTTATTCTAAAAAATGGCTGGAATATAAATTGTATATTGCCAAAGTATCAAGGTTTAGATTATAGAAAAATCTCAAAAGATATTAATACTACAAGTATTCATGGTGATCCATATTATCCAGGTGCATATTTTGGTAAAAGTATAGAACCTTATGATGTAATATTTATAAAAACAAACCGAAATGTAAGTCCTAATAAAATAATTGAATTAACTGACCAATATTATATTTCAAATATTCATTCACAATCTGATATTATTGTTGAAACATTTGATAATATAAATTCACATAGATGCATTCAAAAGCAAATCATTAATTTGTTACCAACACTTATTATACTGGCTTTATTAGTATTTTTAATATATAAATATAAATATTCCAACAAAAAAAACTATAGAGGTAAAACTAAATAAATTGAAAATATGAATTACATACTATAATAACAGTAGCAATTATACTTACTATACATAATGGTTTAATACGATGACATAATTCATTACATCTTACTTGATTATTTTGCTCTGAATATAAATTTAATATATTGTAGGTTTGCGAACGTAAACGTGGATTTGCGAGTGTATGTATATATGGTGTAATTAATGGAGTTTGTAAAACTGGTGGAAAAATAGTACTTGTATTAAATGTTGTATTAACAGCCCGACACATTGGACATTCTTTTTTTTGATTCATACAACGAACATAACATTCTATATGAAATTGTTTTTTACAGCATTTTACTATTATAGTATCTTGTAAATTTGTATCAAAATCATTTAAACATATTGGACATTCATGTTCACATTCATATTCAATATGTATTATTGTATCTCCCATATTCTATAATACAGAGATAAATTACATTAATACACATGAGCATGGTTCTCTTTTATTTTTTACTTTTGATTCTTCAAAAATGCTTTTGTTTTTTGAATTTGATATTGATATAGGTGATAATGGTTCAATAACTAAATCTTTCGGTTCAATAACATATTCTTCTATATCTTTTAATTCATCAAGATATGCATCAATAATTGGTACACGATCAGCTAAATTTGTTTTTTCATCATGATTTTGCTCATTAATTTCCATAGTAGGTCTTTCTACAATTGCTGTATCATTGGTATCTTTTACTAATTCCCATAGATATCCATTAAATATTTTATTATTCATACTTAAATCTTTGATTGTTATGAAAGATTTTTTACATTTTCTCATAGCAGAATGTATTGATTCAAATTCAATTGAATCAATAGGATCATTTACATTTGTGCGACGTACACGTATAGATTTATGTGTCGACATATTAGTTAATCATTACATATATTATTATTATGTTTATATTATTATGTTTATATCTTTATAAAATATTCTTTCTTATTTGGATATAGATAGATATATCTTTCTCTATATTTGCAATTGTTTTATAAATGAATGATTATAAAACAATTGCAAAATATGAAAATGTTATTAAACGGCGTGTTGCAGACAGTTGGAATCCTGATCAAGAACGAATTTTAAAAGTCTGGGCAGAAAAAGCGAGTGGTTGGGCATGGCTTCATGATCATGCATCACGACATTATAATTCATTAACAAATAAGTTTACATATCCTGCAATATTATTATCAACTATAGCAGGTGGATTAGGTTTTTCAGTTGCTGGAGATGTATGTGGAAATAATACAAATACTTCTGTAAATTATAAATCAATGAATCGATATATGATATATGTAATTGGTGGAATGAATATAGTAACTGCTCTTTTATCATCTTTACAAAAATTTATTCGTAGTACTGAAAAAGCCGAAATGCATATGCATATGAATAAAATTTTTTCATCTTTTGCACGAAAAATTGTTCTTGAGTTAGCATTACAACCTGGTGATCGTCGTGATTGCATTGAATTTTGTAAAATATGTCGTGATGAATATGATAAATTAGTTACAGATTCACCACAAATTCCTGGACATATTATAAAAAGATTTCGTAATACATTTAATAATGCAAGCCATATACCTGAAGTAGCAAATGGATTAATTCATTTTGAAACATATACACCAACTACAGAAGGCTCTAAACATCATGCATTTATAGCTATGCGCGCATTTTATAATTGGCGTTCAAAAGTAGCTTTTCGTGGAGCTGGAGGAGAAAATCAAAAAATTCCAGATATATTTGAAATTGCTAGTGATGATGAAAATAAGATTGAAATTATACATGATAATACTCGAGATATTGTCTAATTAATTACAATTGACTTTTAGAAAATTATACCATTCATCAATAGATTCTTTATTTTCATATAGTTTATATTTGTTATTTGCAATTTTATTTTCTAAACTTCTACGGAATGGAGGATATGTAGCTACTTTTAATGCATTTTTAATATAATCATTTTCATCTTTTGAAATAAGCTCATCAAAACCACCACCCATAATATTGTAAAATCCTTGAGTAAAACGTCCATATAGTTTATTACCAGGCAACGTAACAACACACTTATTACAACAAAACGCATCTAATGTACTAATACATCCACCAAATGGAAATGTATCTAATATTACATCACATGATAGTATTAATTTTTCGTATGAATATGGTTCTGTTTGATATGGAAGTATAATAATACGATGAATGTAATCTTTATGAATTGTTTGAGAAAGACGTCGAATTATATTTTTATATAATTCATCATGAACACCTTGAATAAATACAATATATGCATTTTTATCATTATAGAGTATACCATTTATAATAATATCAAATGATGGATGAAATTTAAACATACTACTTAAAATTCCATATATATGATTATTATTTTCACAAGCAAAATCAGGTATTTGTATTGACTTACGTAATTCTTTTTGTGAGATATCTTTAAACATTTCAATAGGATCAAAATTATGTGTGTTTTTTAGATTATAATAATAAAAACTCATTGAATTCATATAATATGGTTTTTCATAATATATATTATCAGCTTGTTTTTCAAAAATTTTAGATGTTATATAATAATCAATATTTTCAATACCACTCGTTTCTGGATGTCCCCAAGTTGTTAATTGTAATGGTGCGCATTTATATATACTTACACAATACGTGAAAATATCTGTACATGGATCAATAATTATAAGTGCATCAAGACAATCATTACGAATACTATTTACTGTATCAATACAATTTATTGTTGAAATAGTTTTATATTTTGTTGATGCATTAAATATTCTTTTTGAAAAAGTATCACGTGATAATGCAGTAGAATCATCAAGACTACTATAGACATACGTTTCAATATCTGGATATTCATATAATTTTTCAATTAAACCACAACTTATTCGACCAATAGAGTGATTATAAAGAGCTCTTGATAAAAACCCAATCTTTAAAGATGTATTTTTAGGTTTTGTTATCTGTATATCACAATCTACGGAAGAGTATCTAAGTAATAATAATTTTTTATAAAAATTGCCAAGTAAACCAAAAAGAGTTGCATTATTTGATGTATGATATGTTAATCCAAATCCTGGTTGTAAATACCATAAAGGTAATGTTTCATATGGTTCCAATAATACATTCGTTTTCCATTTTTCAAAAGTAGCTACAAATTTAATTATTGTTTTTTCAAAAATACTCCTGTCATTAATAAGTGTTTCAATATCCATATTCCATAAAAGAATAAAAAGATTTTGCATTTCAATTAAAAATATAATATTTTCATCAGGCGAATGTAATAGAGCTGGTATTAATAATTCTACATTATAGAATATTAATTTATCATTATCATTAAGTGTAATATTTTTACGTAATTTATATAATAATACTCTACTATATATCCATTGCATATAATATTTATTAAAATCAGTCTTTGTTTCAATACATCCACAATGGACAATATATGTTGATAATATAATATCAAATAATGATATTATTTCGTTGCAAAATATTGGTATTTTTAGTAAAATATCTGTTAATTCTTTTAATATATTTATCGAAATAGAAAGTCCTGTTGTAATAAGTAATGTAGTTTTATAATAATTTATTATATAATTAACATCCGCACACGTTGGTATATTATTTGAAAAAAATGCAGATTTTACAAAAGTAATCATATCCATAATTGTATTTATTTTAATTAGATTTATTATGTTATTGTTTAAATAACATTCTAACTATAATAGATTTATAATATTATATAAATCTATTATAGTGTACAATATGACTCGTGTTAAAAAATATACAGCACAGAGTGATTTATTAAAAATAATAATTGATTCAAATTTATCACAAGTATCCAAACGTGTTTATGTAGAACGTCTTAAATCAATGGTTACAGAATTTAAAACTAATATATATTGGATAATAACTCATCCAGATGAAGTACTTGAATGGATAAGTAAAAAATCAGATATATTATCAACACAAAAATCTTATATTGTAGCTATATTAGCAGTTTATAAGCATAATGAAGGTTTGAAAACACAACTTGAAAAATATTATAAGATATGGTTTGCTAAATTCAGTGAATTAGATGAAGCAATTACACAAAAATATAAAACAAATGAACCAAGTGAAAGACAACTTAATGCATATGTTCCATTTGATGAAATACTTAAAAAACGTGATACACTTGAAGAAGGGAATATAGATAAATTATTATTAAGTTTTTACACATATATTCGTCCTTTGCGTGCAGATTTTAATGCAGTACGAATTTATAAAAATGATGATAAAATACCAGATAAAAAAGAAGCAAATTATATATTATTTGAAACTCCAAATAAAGTACAATTATATTTACATGAATTTAAAACTCAACGTAGTCATAATGAATATAAAAAAGATTTACCAGATGAACTTGTAAAAGAATTAAAAGCAAGTTTAAATAAACGTCCACGTGAATGGTTATTTGTAGATAAATTTGGTAAACCGTATAAAGCATCGAATTCTTACACGCGATGGGCAAATCGAACTTTTCAAAAACTTTTTAATAAACCACTTACTATAACTCTTATTCGTCATAGTTATATATCATCACTTGATCAAAATGCTTTAACAACACTTGAAAAAGAAGAAATTGCAAAAGAAATGGCACATAGTCGTGGTATGCAAGAGTTGTATCGCTTTGTTAAAAAACCATTACTTACAAAAACTGGCGGAGCTGAAGATAATGAAACTATTTCCAATAATTTGTAATAAAAATGTTCAAATTTGATAAAAATTGATTTATATATTTTAAAACAATACCAGAGCAATAATAAACTTATTGATAAAAATTCCCTACTGTCTCCTTCTTACAGAAGACTTACTATTTACAATGCCTCCCAAGAAGAACACTGGTGCTGCGACTGTTGCGAAGCAGACTGCAAAGCTGGCTAAGGCTAAGGTTGAGCCGGAGCCTAAGGTTGAGCCGGAGCCTGAGCCGGAGCCTGAGACAGAAACTGAGGAGGAGGTCAAGCCAGTTTCAAAAACTATCAAGAAGACAAAGAAGGCCACACTCAAGAAGACTACAGAGACCAAGGAGGATAAGACGACTGAAAAGCCAAAGCGCCCTCCAACAGAGTATCAAATATTCAAGAAGACAAAGATGGAAGAGCTTCGGGCTGAGTATGATGACGATGAGACACGCCCCCAGTACAAGGACCTTCTTAAGATGGTCAATGAGGCCTGGCAGGAGAAGAATCCTAAGAAGGAAGTAAAGACAAAGAAGGACCCAGAACAGAAGCGTGCACCTTCAGCATATAATATCTTTGTGAAGGAGACAATGCCTCAAATCAAGAAGGATAACGAAGGTACTGGAAAGAAGCAGACTGATTATATGGGAATTATTGCTAAGATGTGGAATGAAAAGAAAATTGCTGATGGAAAAAATTAAAATTTAAAATCAAAAAATAAACAAGAATAGGGTTTCTTATTTTTGTTCATAAATAAATAGTCTTATTATAGAATAAAGAATGAATATATTTTGTTCTTGTTTTAAAAATGAAATTAAAAAACCTAAAACGACATTACATGATAATTATTATGCAAATGAAGAATTAGATGACGAAACTATAGTTACATCAAATTATGAAATTCCTCTTAAAAAATCAAATAAAAATTATTTATATATTATTCTTCCATATTTTAATTATTGTAATTGTAAATCACGATATAATTTATTTATAGATTTTATAGAAAGATATAGTAATTTAGAAAATGTAAGAATATGTGTAGTAGAGGCACGATTACAAGGAACTGAATATCAATTACCTACTATTTTTAAAAATAACACAGTCTTTAAAAGCATTGCAATAACTTTAAGTGCACCATTATGGATCAAAGAAAGCCTTATTAATTTAGCTATAAAAAGTTTGCCTAAAAAATGGAAATATGTTGCATGGATTGATGCAGATATTACATTTTTAAATATGAATTGGGTAGATGATACAATTGCAAAATTACAATCGGCAGATATTATTCAATTATTTCAAACATGTATAAATATGGGTCCATCAAATGAGGCTCTCAAAATTGATAGGTCATTTTGTTATATGTATAAGACATCTACAAATGAATGGAGAAAAGATGCAAAATATGGTTTTTGGCATTCAGGATTTGCATGGGCATGTACACATAAAGCTTATGATGCAATAGGTGGTCTTATAGATTATGGAATATTAGGTGCAGGTGATCATCATATGTCTTTAGCTTGTATTGGAAAAGTTGAATATAGTTATCCATCAGGTATTCATGAAAATTATAAAAATAAATTACTTGAATATCAAAAAAAATGTATGAAAAATAATTTAGTAATAGATTATATTGCAGGGACAATAATTCATCATTGGCATGGTCGTTTAGAAGACCGTAAATATAAAGAACGATGGAATATTCTTGTAAAAGGTAATTATGATCCAACAAATGACATATATTATACAAATACTGGATATATACAATTTACTGATAAAGGAACCCGTTTTATTAAAGAAATTTCACAATATTTTCTTGAGCGAAATGAAGATAATAAAATAGTATAATTAACATAATTTAATAATACTACTATCATATACATATGCATATGCACCATGATGAACCGTTTTAACAGATAAATAAATATAAATTTTTCCACCTATATCACGCCATCTTTTGCAAAAAGCATAATCTTCTGAAAGATATCTGCGTTCATTTGTCAACATTGTTTCAAAAAAGAGGTAATATTTACGTCCTTCCATGTCATCCATTTTATAACGTACAGTATCATCTGAATATGCATATAAATCAGGATATGCATGTATCATTTTTTCTAAAACTTCACGTTTAATAAGCATTAATCCTGTTCCTATTTCTTCTGCTTCAAATACTGGATTTGTTTGGTCTTGTTCAGGTAAACATTTTAATATATATGATAATCCAAATTTTTCTAAAAGTTCGGTACTAATATTTCCCTTTGTAGCCGCACATTGTTCTTGTATAAAATTCCAATCAATTTGTTTTTTTGCATAAGGCATTCCAATAATATCTTTATCTAATTCAAATAATTTCAAAATATCATGAGGATCAAATTGTATATCTGCATCTATAAAGAGTAAATGTGTATTTTCTTTATCGTTTAAAAACCATTTTACAAGTGTATTTCTTGCACGAGGAATAAGACTTTCATGAGTCATATAATGCATTGCAATATTTATATTTTTTAATGCACATAATCCAAATAAAACAGCTACGCCACATGTGTAGCCCCCATGTGCTTGTCCTCCATACATTGGTGTCGCTAACATAATTTTCATTTTTACGCGCGTTCATTTAAAAATATAAATATCTTTTATATCGTTTTACCCAATAAATGTATATAAGATTAATAGGTATATGCCTCTTAATACAAGATATTTTTCTAGGCGATATTACTCTTTGATATCAATGCGATTGCGTAGCGATTCTCGTAAGACTTCTGCAAAAACATTTATACATAAAGTAAAATATCCAAAAGAAATACTTACCATAGAGTCAATTCTTAAAATTAATATGGAAACTCATTTACTACATAATGGCAGTAGTGATGGTAGAATTAATAGTATATATGATGAAAATACAATAATTAAATTATTACAAGATAATTATGGTGATGCATTTATACATAAACCATATAAAACAAGACATTGGTATGACCTTAAAATAAAATCATCAAATAAATATTGGATACCATGTAATATTAAAGTATCTACTGGTGGAACTGATAATGCATTATGCAAAAAAGCATTAGTATATTCATTAAGTAATTTAAAAGAAGAAGCTATACCAAAATATATGTCATTTAATAAAATGATTGAGCTTATTGAAAAAAATAAGAATCCTGAAAGAAATTTACATAAAGAGTATTATTATATTTATATTGATAAAAAAGACGGAAGTATAATTGTACGTTCATTATGCGATATACAAAATTATGTATCAAATGCACAAAATTGGTTACAAATTAATTGGTCAAAAGAAAAAAACCTTATTCTTGATGATTGTTTCGAAGACATAGACAGTGCTTATTTCAAAATACGCTCTACATTAGGTGGAAGTTTAAAAAAATTAATAGATTCATCTAATAAATTATTGTGAATAATATGGACCATTTAATATATGCGCATCTTTCTTTTTAAGCCAACCTGAATGCGGTCCCCATTCAGGTATACTTTTTATATTTTCTGTACTTGGTGCAATTATAACTGCACTATCAATTTTATGCATAGTTGTTGCTGCACAGCTTGCACAAGAATTTATTGCATCAGCATATTGTGAAGAATCAGCAGGCGATTGTGCATATCGGTTTCTAATGGGTTCTCCAGATAAATCACTTATATATTCATAATATCCATCATTTGTTACACCTCGAACTGGATATATTTGTGCAGAAGGTGTTCCTGCTTTTGCAGTTGCAATCATACGAATAGCTGCATTCATTTCACCTTCAGGAGTAGTACCATTATTATAACATTGAATATCTCCTTGAGCAGTAAAAACACAATTTGTGGGTAATTTATTTATATTATCATCACATGTTAAACATATTGAACTCATAATTAAAGTTTAGTATTCTCTATTTAAAGTATGGAAAAATAATATATATTTATTGATTATAGATTTCATCAACAATACCTCGTTTTAAGCATTCATCAATATTCCAAGTAGCATCGTGTTTTAGTTGTTTTTCAAGTGTTTTTGCAGTTATTTTTGTATGTGTTACATAATGTTTAATAAGATGATCCATTAATTTTTTAAGATTATCAAATTCATCTTCAATTTCTGCCATTTTACCCCATACCCCAGAACTCAATTGATGAAGAAGCATATATGCGTTTGGTTGAATAAAACGTTTTTTACCAGAAATTGAAATAAGTGTACCTGCAGATGCAACGAATCCATCACAAACAGTATATACTGGAACGCGAAGACCATTCATACAATCAATGATGGAAAATGCTGAATAAATACTTCCTCCGTTTGTTGTAATATGTAAATATATTGGTAGACTATCAGCTTTTACACCATATGTAAGTGACGTATGAAGTAGTTTATTTTCAACTGTACGAAGTTCTTTATTTAGTGCAAATGCAGAATCATCGTCAATATCATTATTAAAATAAACATGGTTTGCATTGGTATATAGTGTACCTCCTCCTCCCATATTTGGTAATTTAAATGGGAAAGGAAATGGCATTCCATCATCTTCATCATCGTTTTCAGGAGAAGGACCTTGTGAAGGTGGACCAGCTATTTTATAGCGCTTATTAGAAGAAGACCTGGGAGAAATCCATTTTAAAGAACTCATTATAAATAGTGTACACTATTGAATCATTCTGTCCTTAAACGTTTTTATTGATCATTTAATTTTAATGGTATAATTTTAATTTTTGGTATTAAAAGTAAATTATGTAATCTATTTGAATATATTTTTCTATATTTTGCGGTATATTCTGGTTTATGTCTTATTTCATAATCATCTGTAGGAGTTCCGTTAAAGGCTTGCCATACAAGTTCATGCATATAATAATTTTTATTTTCAAATCTATAATATCTATATGGCGTACCTTGTAAAAGAATTCCTTCAGTACTCTGTTGTAAAGATCTATATGGTTTAATTTGTCCAATTGTTGAAATTTCAAAAACATCTTTACCAATTTTAATTAAGGTCCAACGAATCCTAGGACGTGTTGATTCACAAGCATATGGATTAGTCTGGTAAATATCATTCTCGTCATCACTATCAGTAATTACTGATAATACTTCATCTTCTGAATAATAATCATCATTTTCTACATATTCAGGTTCAACTATTAAATCCATAGTTATATAATTTTGAAATACTTCTTTAATATACTTTTGTAGCTACAAATCTTTATATAACCTATTAAAAAATTGATTCTATAGATATATATAACTTATTATATACACGAATGAGTCATTCTTTTAGCATAATTTTGAAAAATATACTAAAAGAACAAAATAAAGAATTGCTTAAACAAATAGCATTAAAATATAATAAAAATTATGATGATTTAGAACGTAAATATTTAACACCATCATTTTATTCAATTGATATTGATGATAGAATATATACTATTGAATTTAAATTAAATACCAAAATCTCTAAATAATCCACTTACACTATCTACAGCTGCGCGTCTTTCAGGTGCAGTACGGCGGCGTTGTCGTGATGCAATAGTTGCAGCTTCTCTACGAGCGTGGCTTTCTAATTGAGCTTGTGTTTCAGCTTCTCTTCTTGCAATTGCATCTAATTGTCTTTGTGTAAGTTGTGGCTGTGGCTCCTCAATAGGATTTTCAAGTCGTTGTCGTTGCACAGGACGAGCGCGAGAACGAACACGAATATGTGCATCATTTTGGTTGTCTTGTACATTCATATTACCTAAAGCAAGAGCTAGTTGATTTAATCTTGGATTACGTACTGCACGTACTTCACCATCATCTCCATCAATAATACCCTGTGAATTTGAACTTCTACCTGTAGAACTACTTGATGATGTAGTACCACGTTGACGACGATTTCCAGTTAATTGTGATGCTCTAACTCTTGGTAATGGCAATGGAACTACAACTGCAACTGGTGCAGCATTGGCTTGTCTAGGTGCAGGACGCATAGCTACTTCACGCGGAGGACTTGCGCTCATACCTGCAGCAATTTTCTCACGAAGACGTTCCTTTAAAATATCAAAAAATTCTCGAATTGTTCCATTAAATAATTCTTCTTCTATAAGTTTATCTACAAATCGTTGTAAATAACGACGTGTATGGTCACGTTTTGATTTTGCTAATTCTTCAGTACCATATAATTGAATTAAAAATGGGAGACCAAGAAGTTCTTTATATGCAAGATGACGTTTTCCTTTAATTTCTGGAATAGTTGATATTGGCGCATTTAAATTAAGAGGTTCTTGAGCTGCAGGACGACGTGGAGTTATAATTCTGCGAGAACTCATTATAGTGCTTCTATTATTAGAATATAATTTTTAACTCTTATTAAAATAGAAGAATCAATTATGTCAAAAAAACCAACTGAAAAGAAATCATTACATTTTCAAATATCAGGTTTCGAAGGATGCCCTTTTTTTGAAGGTGTAGTGTCAACATTAACAACATATAAAAATAATGTACATGGAAAAACTCATGATATTAAATTATCTGTTAAAAAAATAACTCATGATAAATGGCCAATGCATTTAGAAAAACAATGTCTTATTGTACTTCCATCACATAAATCTCGTGCACATAATCATAAAACGTCTCCTTTTATAATTTGTAATTCACATTTTATTGGGGGATATGACCAAATTGTAACTGAATTACAAAAAACAAAACCTTTTTCACGATGTTAAATGATATAGCTACAATTATATAGGTAGTTCATATGCATGTATATTTATAATTTTACTTACTGGTGGTGATGTTGGTGGATCAAACAATATGATATCTCGTGTGCTTTTATTTTTTTGATTATAAACTAAATCTACATATTTTTTTAATAATTCAGCAACATTTCTAGAAATATTTGATGCAGTTTTGAGTTGGTTACATATTATATTTGCTTGTGTAGGAAATGCAGGATATCCTTCATCAAGTGCCCATTTATTTATATGAAAAATACGATATAAATCTACATATACATTATCGTTTGTAGAATATTGTTGATTCATTTTTCCAAAATCCCATGCAATGAATATAAGTCCATTTGTTTTTAGATAAATTGAATGTCTTTTATAATATTCATCAAAATATACATAATGTAAATATTTACCTTTATATTCTGGAACTTTATGATAAAGAAAATTTCCCCAATGTAAATCATGATGGACATAGCCAGCGTGTTCCATTGCTAAACATGATGTAATTATTTGACCATAAATCATAATAAGTTCATTTGATGTATGTTGATGTTTTAAATATGATTTAAGATCTCCTTCTGCAAGCTCATTTAATAAAGCTATACATTTACCACGAAAATGTCGTTTATTATCATATTGACAATTTGTACATATATGTGAAGCATATATCATAGGAAAATGTGGACTCATTCCACGAGTTATATATGATTGAAATATTCTATACATTGCAACTTCGTTTAAATTGTCTTCATTATTTGGCATTAATTTTATTGCAGTATAAATGGGTAATTTACTGTCACCATTATATGCAATAAAAGCTTCTCCATAAACTGATTTTGAACCAATTCTTTTTATTTTTTCAAATCCTTTTTTAAATTCACAAAATTGACGACGATTATAATTTTGAAGAATAGTATTTATATTATATGCATAATTTAAACGGTTCATAAAGCGGTACTCATTTTTATAAACGACTTTATCTGTATTAAAATTTATATATCCAGGAGTTGTATGTATAATGGGTTTTTGATTACTTTCTTCTAATTTATCAAAAATATGTTGATAAATTGTATAGTATAATTCACCTTCTTTAAGATTTTTAATTGATAACTTTAATTTTTTTGCAATTGTAACTATTGTATTGCCATGCATAGCAACATGTATAATTTCTTGAATATCATCACATATACTTTGAATAGTTCTTCCTTCATAATTTACTTTTAGTTTTTTAGCAATTAGTTCTAAGGTTTCTCTACCAGAATGAGAACGCACAATACGTATATATTCATCAAATAATGATGGTCGTTGTGTAGATTCTATTTGAGGGCGTTTTGTACATTTATCATTAATGATATTCCATATACATTGAGATTCAGCATGACATGAGTTTTCATTTGTTTTTTTAACACATATATCTTTAACAGTTTTTCTTCTTGGAAGTTGTATTTTCGATATTTCCATAGAGGACTCTATTATTACTTTACCTATTTTTTTAATTGGTTTAAAGTAATGATATTATATATATATACTACGTTTTACAATCAATATAAATGACTACAAAAATAAATGCTGCGATTTTTTATCTTACTCAAAACACACAAGAAAGAAAACAATATTTAAAAACATCACTTTATTTTACCTTTAAATATTTTAATGAAAAATATAAATACCCAATCATTATATTACATGAAGGTGATTTTGATCAAAAAAGTCAAACTGAAATTTTAATGGGTATACGTGCACCATGTAGAGAATGTATTACATTTCGTACAATTGATACTGATGATTTTAAAGTTCCATCTCATATTGATAAAAAGAAGATGAATGATTGTATTAATTTACAACCTGTACCATATTGGAGAAATGAAAGATATCGCCTCATGTGTCGATGGTGGCTTGTACATTTTCCAAAATATACGAAAGGATATGATTATATAATGCGATTAGATGATGATAGTTTTATTGAAGAACCTATACCAGATTTATTTGAATGGATGAATGAAAATAAATTAATATATTCATCAAATATATTAAATGTTGATTGTGGAATATGTTGCTATGGAATGAAAGATTTTTTCCAAAAACACATTAAAAATAAAGATGATATATTAAATAAATGTTTTGTAGAAAAAGAAGTACCAACAAAAGCCTTTCAGTTATTTAAATTTCGATCATTGTTATCTATACTTAATAATTCACTAAAATTAAAAGATAATTTAAATGTTGAAATGCCACTTATGTTTTATAATAATTTCTTTATAACTAATACAGCATTTTGGAATCGCGAAGATGTTAAAAAAATTATTGATTTAATTGATAAAGATGGATCCATATTTTATTTTCGTTGGGGTGATGCTCCTTTACAAACTATATTAGTTAAACTTTTAGCAAAAGAAGAAGAAGTAAAACAATCTATTTTTAAATATAGTAAACGTTTACAAAGAGAATCTTTTATAGATACAGTAGGTCAAATTCATTCATATATGCCAGAATTATATACACAGTCTTCTTGTATTACAGAATCTGTTTAATTTATGCGATATCATATTGAATTTTTGCATCTCCATATGCTCTTGCAGTAGCTTCAGCACCTTCCATTGTAACTAATACTTCTTTTATACTATAGTATTCAGGTCCTTTAACATGATTTGGACGATAAGTTAATGTATGCAATGGAAGACTATCTATTAATTCTAAACGAATATGTATTGGTTCTTTAGATGTTTTTGAATATAATATTAAAAAAATAGATGGTTTTATTTTTTCACTCCCTCCAATTACATAATAGCTATTTGGGTATTTAAATATAATATTATCAATACCACCATTTTCTGGAATTATATAAGTATTTATACTTTCAGAAAATGCTATTTCTGGATTTGCAAAAGGTAATCCGCTCCCTTGATAACTCATTCCACGGTCAATTGGATTTGGAGCAATAAGTTCCATACGTGAATAGTTTATTGGATTTGTAACTTGTCCTTGAATTTTAATATAATTATTTTCAAGAAGTGTAACTATTATTGATGAATATGCATCATTAAAAGTAAATGACATTATCTTACTACTTTACATATATATAAAAGTTAAAGAAAAATAAGTATTATTTAATATTTACGACCATCACCAAGACCAAATGGATTAATTTCTTCACGTGTGCAAGTAACACCATTACAACGAACAACATAGCGTTCACTTAACATAGTTCCTTCGTCTTCGAAAGAACGTGTGCAAGGTGCACAAGGTATTAAACGTTTAATAGCTTTATTACGTTCAAAATCCATCATTTGTTCAGCATTGTGTTGTAAATACATTCTTGATTCAAATGAAGAACCAATCATTTGGTTTCCGGCAACTTGGCTTAATAATTCTCCATTTACGGCACATCTGGGTCTGTAATCAGTAAATGCGCGACCATCGGCCATTCTTGTTGGGCACATAACTAGTTCTTTTTCTGGACTATCGCATCCAGTTCCACAAGATGCTGAATTCATTACTTGGTACTCTATTTTAATAGAAGAGAAAATTACTCGCGGGTTAATCCAAGGAGTCTTTCAATCAGTTGTGGTTTTGTACCTTCAGTTGAAAGTTCACGCTCTTCGCATAATGAACGAAGTTTCTCAAGTTTCATTTGAGCTAATTTTGATTTAGAAATTGGATTTGTATCGGTTGACACTGATACATTATCTTCATCATCTAAGTCAATATTTATAACATCAGTTTTTTTAATTTCAGTATTTTCACTTTCTTGTGTGGATTTTACATTTGATGAGGAAGGATAATCTTGGATATCTTCTACAATGCATACGTTTTCTTCAACATTAGATAGAGGTTCTGTTGGTTCTTGATTTAATGCCATTGAAAACATCATCATCTGTGGTTGGTCAACACCCATAGTACTACCGAAAACTTGGCTCATAAGTTCTTGGGCATTTGCTAAATTTTCTGTAGATGGGTCATTTTGAAATTGGGGTGGAATTACAAAAGGAAATTGAGGGTGTATATTTTCAGATAAAGATGGAAGTGTATGTTGTTTTAAAAGACTTGCAATTTTTGCAAATGATTTATCCATGCGGTTTTCCATGCGTACAATAGATCTCCATAAATAGAATATTCCTACAATAACAACAATTCCTACAACAGCGAGTTGAATTTGTATAAGAAGTGTGGCATCAATTTTAATCATAATGTTTTAGTTACTTGTTGGCTACATATTTTGTTTTTCAAAACAATCGCACGTTGAATAAGTTGTTTTGGAAGTTTCTTTTCATTTAATAATTCAAGCGCAATACATTTTATAGAAGCACCGTTTTTAATTTTATATGGAAAAGTATACAAACCATTTATTGGATTTATAAATGCATCCATAGAAATATTTTGGAAATACATAGGATGTATTTTCTCAAGCTCAATACATTCGTGATAATGAGTTGTAACCATAAGTCGAATATTTGGAAGACGTCCCATATATTCTATAACTGCCATAGACGTTGCGGATCCTTCAATTGGTGGCGTAGAATGCATTGGTTCATCTAAGAAATAGAGAGCGGATTTTCCACTATGTACTATAGCTTCAGCTTGCTCAAGAAGTTCAGCACAGCGTTTAGCTTCTGCTTCAAATAAACTACTTTGTCCAAGGCTATCTTCGATTCTCATAAAGCTTCCAATTGCATGTACAATTGAAACTTCGGCTTGAAGGGCACATGCTATACCAAAAGTTTGAGCTAAAATTGTATTTGTACAAACAGCACGAACATATGTTGTTTTTCCAGCGGCATTTGGACCAGTAATTATTAAATTTTTTTCCAAACTTAATGGATTTTTAACTTGTGTATCATTTAATAATATATGACCCATACCCCAAAATTTAGTTTTTGAAATATTATAATTAATTAAGCAACATTTCTTAGTATCAATAAGTTTTTTAGCTACAAGTATAACATCTAATGAATATATCCATTGTAAAAGTTTTTTAAGTGATTTTTTACTTTCATCATCAGTTAATAGTACATACATTCCAGCCATACGTGATGGTAATTTTAATATACTTATATTATTCACAAATTCTTCAGGAATAAATGTTGATAAAAGATGGGGATATTTAGTTATAAGTTCTTGGGTATTTTCAATAAAAAGTTTTATAGAAGCCATTTTTTCATCGAGATTTTTAAGAATAGTATATAATATTCGTGCTTGTTCGAAGCATTGTATAATGGAATAAATATAAAAAAATATATATATAAAAAATGTAAAATACTTCATCCCATCTTTTTTAATATTACCAGAAGGTTTAATACCTTCTTTTAGTACACTCCATAACATAGTAGTATACGCACTGAATGATATATCAAATTTTAGATTACGACGTACATATATCCACGGCCCAATAATTGTAGATACTGGTGTAACAATATTCATTGCTGGTGCAAGAATTATTTTATAAAAGTGGAATATACTTAGAGGAAGTGGAAAATAATTCAAATATTTTAATACAGGGAATGAAGGGAATGCAAGATTTATTGGCCAAGTTTCTGAAAATTTAGGAAGATTAAGTATCCAAAGAATATCTTTTTCACATTCTTGGATAGTATTCATTTTATGCAAAATATGTTCAATATCTTCTGGCATCAATGATTGTAAGATAGCCTGACGTTGTAAAAGTATTTCTTTATCATAAATTGGTTGTCTTAAAAAATTCCATAAATAATGACCACTCCCTTTCAATAAAGTTTGTTGAGATGTCCATTCTTTTAGTCCACTATCATTCCATAATGATTCTGTAACATGAACCGGTGATGTTACGTAACTTGATAAAAGATGGCATCCATTTGGAAAAATATCAGGAATTTTATCATAAACTTTCGAAGTATCAAGAAGAATATGTGATTGTGTTTTAGCATCTTCTAATTCTTCATTTTTCCAAAATGGTGCCATTATGAAATGTATCGATAAAAAACAATATAAAGCTTACGCGAAAAAATGATTTAATACTACTAATCAATAGTAATATAACACATACTATATCATACAATTATAACGATAAATGGACTATGTTATAGTTCGTTCTAATGGACATATTTTCAAAATACGTAAAGCTCCTTATGAATCAGATGAAAAAGCCACTGATAGAGCTTGGTATATAACTAAATTGCCCGATACAATGTCGTCATATGAAAAAGAATGTCGCTCACATATGTGGGCAAATGAAAAATATTACGGTTTAATATACACCTTTTGATAAATTTTGAAGAGCTTTGGTTAAATCGAATAATCCTCCAACAAGTTTCTTCTCATTTTTGTTAGATTTCTTTTTACCACCTGACATTGGTTGTTGCATCATTGATGGTGTATCATCGCCACCATCTTGTTTTTTATTTTTTTTATTTCCAGCAATATATTGTGGATTATCGGGTGCCGAAGAAGCCATATCTTGTGGTTTTACTTCATTATTCGTATCATATGGTGTTGACGGGACATTAGGATTTTGTTTTTTATCGTTTTTTTTGCCACCAGCCATTGAACCTCTTCCAAGTGGAATTGGAGCAGCTACACTATCTTTTACAAGATACATGTCTTCATTTCTTAATAAATCTCCACCATCTTGTTTTTTGTATTTTTTACTTTCTTTTTCTAAATTTTTTGATAATTTGTTAAGGGTTTCAGCTAATTTTGATAAACCACCAACAAGTTTTTTGTCTTTATTATTATTATTTTTTTTGCCACCAGTTTGTGCTGCACTGCTTTGTGGCATTAAAATAGTAAGTGGGTCATTTACACCAGCATGCATTTCATTATTACCAGATTGAAAGTTATGTGTAACACCATCAGCAGGATCACCACCATCTTGTTTATTCTCTTTGTCTTTCTTGGTATCTTTCTTCTTTTTACCGCCTAATAGATTAAATGATTGTTTAATTGAAGCGCTTCTACTAAGTAAACTATCGGTAATATCTCCACCA